CATCAAGAGTTTCGGATGGTGCAAGGAATAGATTTGGTAGTCTTAGAGATTCGGTACGAGGTGTGACATCCAGAACAACAAACGCCGCATCAAGAATTGCCCCATCAGTATCTAATACAACAAGAAACATAACACAAAATATTACACGAGCGCCAGCGGCAGCAAGTAGTGCAGTTGGTAATGTTGCACAAGCAGGTCGTGGTGTGGGGTCACAAGTTTTAAATACTGGTGGTAAGTTACTCAGAGGCGCAACCAGAGCGGCCGCGCCTGTTGCAATCGCACTAGGTGCATTAGAAGGTTATAACATTCTCACAGATAAAGAAATGTCTAAAGAAGAAAAAGTAGTCGCCGGTGGTGGACTTGCTGGTGGGGCAGGGGGTGCAGCTGCTGGAGCTGCAGCTGGTGCAATAGCAGGATCAGTTGTACCAATCATTGGTACTGCAATTGGTGGATTAGTTGGTGGTGCATTAGGATATTTTGGTGGAGACTTTTTGGGTAAAAAGGTGGCTGGACTTGGACTTGATATGTTTTCCAAACCAGATGTACCAGTAAACGAAGATGGTAAAATCATCACACAAAAAACTGACCATTCAGATAAAAAACTTGTACCAATAAGACCACGCAATGATCAACCTAATGCACAAATGACACCAAGATCGCAAAGAATGTTGGAAAAGAAACAGGCCGCTTGGGATCGTGTCTTTGGTGATACACACGATCCAGAAACAGGACTTAGGAAAGACCTTGATCCAGCAGATTATTCTATGAGTGATTTTTACGAATCAAGGAATGTAGAACCACCAGCTTCAAGACCTATGCAACTTTCTCAAAACAATAACACTATGAAAGAAAGTGCATTAAATACAGACACACAGACATCACAACCATCTGGAAATACAGCTGTTGTGAATGCGCCAACAAACGTAACAACAAATAGATCAACCACAGCTATCGTAGTTCCATCGATTAGAAACAATGAAGATGCATTGGTACAATCGCAACTACAATCACAAGGAGGATTATAATGCGTAAATTACTTAACTGGGCAAAAGAAACAGATTGGTCGCCATGGGGCATGATTGCCGCAGGCGGTGTAGTACTGTTATTCAAACCGTTAGTAGCATTTGCCGCTTGGGCAATGATTTTATTAGGTCTCTGGCACCTGTGGAAAAAACTATAAAGAAAAAAAAGAGGGCGATTTCTCGCCCTCTTTCCAACCGTAAGGTTTCCCCAATCCTTTTCTCCGTAGATACTTCAAACCAGTTTCACCGAAGCTTCTAGTATAGTATATGTTAGTCTTTTTAGGTGGTGTTATCTACCATTTGATGGTCTGCTGCACCAAGGACTACCTAACTTACCTTAGTCCTCACTCGCAAGTTTCTGGAAATAGGACAACGAATCATCTTCATCATCATCTTCCGTAGTTTCATATGCAGAAACTTTTTCCACATGCGGTTTGGACTCTACTACTGGCGCACGAATAGTTTCACTTTCAGTGATAAGTTCTTCTTCCGCAGTAGTAGTTGCTTGCACAGTACCTAATACTTTGTCCAAGCGTTCCTTGAGTTGTTCATAAGTTTTGAACTTCTCAGGTGAAACAAACTCTTCCAGAGAATGTTGCATATTATATATACTTTCAAGTTCTTCATCATTTTCAGACAAAGGTGATGAAATGTCAAACTCTGACTTATCGTAGTTTTGATATCCATCAACTTTACGAATTTTTAGTTTAAAGTTTGCACCACTCCAAAAATCAAATGGATTGATTGGAGCTTCATCCTCAAACTCTGGACGCATTAGGTCTTGCAACTTATCAAAGATTTTCTTACCATACTGATAAAGGAATACCTTACCTTCATTTTCTGGATTTGCAGGGTCTTTGACAACGTAAATATTAGAGATATACTTCAACTTACGTTTGCGATCTCTAACAATATTTTGGTTCGCAGTTGAACCAGTGTTCCACAACTCTGTATTCGCCTCACAGACAGGGCATTTCTTTCCTATGGTAGTGAGACAGTTATCGATTAACCACCCGCCAGGGCCCTTAAAACCGTGATTAAACACACGTGCCCAAGGTAGGTCTTCACCATCAGGTGACGGTAGGAAACGAAAGACTGCATAACCATTACCAGTTTTATCTACTGATGGTTTCCAAAACCTTTCATCTCTGTTTGACGATGTTTGTTGTGGGGATACTGTTTTTTCTAACTCTTGAGTGAGTTTTGAAAAATCGGAACGATTCTTCTTTAGTGATGCGAATGACATATATTTCTCCTTAATATTCGTTGTATATAATCGTATTCGTTTGTGTTATAGTCCAACACAATTCATAGGTCAGACTATAACAGTATTTATAACACTTGTCAATAGTGTTTTTCAAAAAACTTATAATCCATTCGGTAAAATTACATAATGAATTGCAAGTACAAGAGCAACAGAAGCACCCAATCCTACCATCATTTTACCAAAGTCTTTGGCAACCAATGGAAATACTGACTTGGTTTTCTTCTTACTAAAGTAAGTAGCCATTGCAAGTTCACGACCTGCAAGTAAACCAACAAACACCCAAGTAGTTGACATTGGAATATCATTCAACTCTTTGAAGAAGTATAAACACAACCAATAGAATAAGTCAATCAAAGTCGCAGATCTTACATATCTTGTGTTATGTTTTTCTAAAACGATTTGTTGGATTTTACCACCACGTTCACGAAACATAAAAAACAAACCAGCAACAAATACTATTGAAATAAATATCATCAAATCTACTGGTACTTGTCTTGGCAAGAAAACAGCAATGTTTGCGATATCATGACTTAACCAAGTCCACCATAAACCACCAGTGGCAACCCACTGTGCAATTCTCCAATAATTTTTATTTTTTTCGTTTACTGGTTTTGTTTCATCAAACCAATGATGAAAAAACTTATTCAGTCCAAACCAAACTACATATGCAAATGCAGCCGCTACACCATAACCCATAATAGATTTCATCAACATTTTTTCCAACACAAAGGTTGAAGCAAATACTGATAAAACTAAGAATGATGTCGAAACTGGTACACCTATTCGTGTTAATGCAACAAGTAGGGCTGGTGCCATTGCATGATACCACTGGACTTCTTGCCATGGAATTTTATTTAATCTTCCATAACTAATGTCACCACCATTCATACTCCAACCATACCAGAGTGTTGCTAATAGGACAGCGGAAGCCGCAATCCATAATGTTTTGTAGGAAAATCTCTCATTGTTTGATGCCATCCATGTACCGAGAGTTTGTACTGAATCGTTTGCTATGACCGCATATGCGGCTAACAGAAAGCCCACTAGGGCCCATAGTGTGAGTGCGTCCATGTTTAATCCTTTCTTTTCTGCTTGCAGGCTTTACCCCTGCGCTCACATCAGTAATACTATGTTTCAGTATTACCTTTCGGATTAGTAATTTTCTTCCACCCAACTTTTGTTTTAACTAAAACATCATCTGCTGTTTTTAACATTGCACCAGATAGTTGTGTGGCTTGTTCAACTTCTTTTCTATGTTTTTGATGTATCATATAAGTTGTCTGTGCGGCAATTATCAAAAGAATTGCCAAGGGGTCAAATACAAATATGATTGCAATGATAACCCATCTTACAGCGTTCTCCAATACATCTGTGTCAGTCTCAGTACCATAAATCATCTCTGCGATATATTTAAGTGGGCCGACTTCTGCCTCTAATTTACGATAACTAGATTCAAGTTCAAACTTTTCACTATTTAATTCTGTTATTTGATCTTCTGTTTCTATAATTGTAGACTGCAATCTCTGTAGTCGTGTAGTATCAGTTTCACTTAAATCATCTGAAGTAATTCTTTCTCTAAGTCTATCTATTAGATCTTGACTTTTCTGTAATTGTTGAGTTTCTTGTTCACGCAATTCTGTGATTTTTGCACGAGCAGTATCAAGTACTCTATCAACTCTTTCTTCTTCTCTTTCTCTATACTCACTCACTTTCTTTGCAGTTTGTGGGCCATAGTTACCATCTGGCACTGTACCAACCAATGACTGTAAAGAACGTATATCATCATCTCTGACATACTCCTCTAATAAGTCAAGATTTGAATTTGCGGAATTGATTATTTCGTTTTGTTCGTCAACTAAATTTTGATATTTTTCACGCACCTTGTCAATGCGAGATTCTTCAGTTGCAATCTGTTCATTAATTTCACTATTTTTATTTACATCCTTGTTTTCTATCTTGTCAATAGTTGATTCGGATGTTGTTATTACTTCATTTAGTCTAACTAGTTTTCTGTCTATTTGTTCTATCTTTGCGACATTCTCATCTGCCTCAGCTGTTTGTTCAATATGTGCAGATGATAAGAATCCAAAAATACCCATACTAGTAATCAGCATGAGTACAACAACAGCGAATGTAAGATAAGATTTTAATAGTTTGGGTGCGACATCCCAATGTCTGTGTAACCAAACGGCCGTTACGATTTTGCCAACCTCCAACACACTACCCATAATGACAATAGGTAGAAAGGCGGCCGCAAAAATCTTTGCCAATCCTATAATAGAATAGTATGCTGCAACTGCACTGATACAAATTGCAATCACAAAAGTTAAAAGTGCCAATCTATCCTCCTAGACTGTAACCATATTCATCCCAATATTCTTCAACTATGATTTGCCTGAACATTTGTTTATAATGTTCTATATTTATGTTCAAAAAATCAGAATAGTTTTGACATTTCTTTTTATACATCGGATAGAATATAGAATCTCTCACTTTCTTGTCTTGTGTTTCAAGAATATCAAACATTTTATCTAGGATAATAAATGTTTCAAGAGATATTTCGCCTAAGTTTTCCATTTTCATAACAAAAGGATATTCACCCTTTACTGATTTGAATATGTTATCAAATCTAAGGTCTTTTTCTACCGCCTTGTCGATGATTTTATGTACGTCCTCTCTGAAATTGTAGGACATACTTTGTACTCTACCTTTCCATTCTTTGTACGCATTTAAAGTTTCTTCATCAAGTAGATTTCCTGTCCACATATATTCACTATTTGATGTAAGAAAAGTGGCCAACAAAAATTCTTCAAGTTCCTTTTTCGTAAATCTACGTGAAAGTTCTTGAAATGTAGATTTGTCTTGTCTCTTATGAAACGCAGACTCCCTAATATTTTGTTTACCACTATATTTCTTATAGTTGTAATCGCCTTGAAAATGTGATTTCATTGCAACGTAAACTTTAAATGCCTCGAAATCATCCATCTTTCTACTCGACAATATTATCATAGAGGTAGTGGAGTTGAAGTTTTTGGAATCATGTTAAGATTTTCTGCCTCATATTGTAGTTTCTCTTTGAGATTTGACGAGACAAGTTTGGAAACTGTTTCCACTTCCAAATCATTTTCTTCACAATATTCCAATATTGCCTCTATGTAAGACAACTTATATTCTTTTGCGTATCGTTCTATTTCACCGCAAAACTCTTTAGTACTTTTCACATTAAGCATTTTATCTCCTATTTACTTTTAATTCGATAGAAAATATGTCTACCGATTCTACCAACTCTATCAAGAGTTGGAGCCCAAAATGGTTTTACATAAGTTGCATGGTAATGTGTTGCACCTTCTGTTATACCAACATACATATCGTGAATGTAAAAATCTCTGGCATATTTTCTAGACTTTTCCCATGCGGTTTTATTTTTTGGTACATCAGATTTGCCATCACAATACCAACTAAATTGACAATTTCTCTTGCCAGGCCTATATCCCTGTTTTACTACTTCACAAACTGAGTTTGGATATGACGTATGAAAAACTCTGTTTCTTACA